CGCCATTATTGTAGAAATAAAATCTTCCATTTCCCGAATCTAATCTAATATCTGAAGCATCAAGAGTGAAGGACCCCGTAACTGAATATGTTGATGGCAATCTAAATTGTCTCATCACATCAACTTTGGATTTAATATCATTAATTGCGTTTTCTAGGCTAGAAAATGACTCTCCGACCTTTACCCCATGCCAAGAATGATTTGCCTTTATATATAGTATTAAGCCCTCAGATGTGCGTCTAAAGGTTAAGTCTCCTTCATTTCCTTGTGAATTTAGTGGTCTTCCTTTTCCTATGGTGGGTAATGAAGATTTTCTTGCCTCATTAAGTCTATCAACTGAAGTTCTTCTTATTGACACTACTTAACTCGTTTAGGTCTAAATATTACAGTTATATCGTTAATCTCAAAATCTGTTGCTATAGCTCCTAAAATATATTTTGATGCACTTGTTGCTGCATTTCCATATCCTTTATCTGTCATTGTTGCAACTGTAGCTGTTCTGTCTGCAGCATAACCAGTAATCTTAGAAGTATTATATCTAGCAGGTCCATCATATACATATATATTATAATCATTAAAAGCATCCGCATCAGTACTGTTTCCTGATGTATCAAGTTGAATTGTTGTACTGCTTCCACCTTGTGCTGTTCCGCCATCAATTGTTAAGTGGTCAAAGCTAAACTGAATACTTTTTATATTATTAATTGATGAGGATGGTTTAAGCTCAGCAACTTTCCAATCACCGTCTGTATTCTTAAAACCTGTTTCTGTTCCATTTGAAGTAAAGCTATCTGCGTTATAGTTTGTGCTTTTGCTTGAACTAAATGTGCCTGTAAAACTTCCACTTCCATTCGTTGCATACTTCATCTGTATTCCTGAGTGACCTGTGCACTTATATGTAACATACACTTTGTAAATCTTTTTATTAATAGTAGGGCTTCCAAAGTCTATATCCTTGCTTTTGAACATATTTGTAAAAGCTGTCGATTGCCCTTCTCCTGCACTACTATTCCATTGGAAAAAATTCATTTCTTGATTTTCTGCTGAATCTACATAGCCTATAATCATATTTCCATTTGAATCGTTAATTATATTGGTATAATGATTAGCTGTTCCAGTAGGAAACATGGAGCCATCTGTATATGATTGATATGCTTGAAGCTCGAGATTATATATATACCAAGCAGATTGTTGTCCTGAAGATATTCTTGGAGCATATACAACTCTATTTGCCACATTATCAAAACCTATAATACCTGTTTCCGTAGTATGGTCAGGGTAATTATTTGCCTCAACTTGCCTAGTTAAATTTATTGCTTGCTGCCCATCAAAAAACCATAAGCCTGATGGGTTAAACCATACAATGCCTGAGTTTGTTTTAACTACTTGTGATGGTTTTGCAACGCCTGCATTCGGATATTCTGCTTCCAACACCTCTGATTCTCCTGCAATATTTATAACATATAAATGATTTTTCTTGTATTGTAAAAGTCTGTCACCAAATGATTCTAGTACAGTAATACTGTCACCATCACCAATTGCAACGTCAATAAAGTTTGTTTCAGGGAATGTGTCAAATTTGTTTATAGGAGTCCTAAGCATTCTATCAGGGTATGTTCTTCCACCTTGTCTTATGTTTCCAATATATACTTTTCTTCCTGCAACACATGATGCCTTGTATTGTGCATCAATAATTGTTTGCTCTGTGAATAAATTTTCTGATAAATATGTATCTATAGGTTTAATTGTTATGTCTGTTCCCGTTGTAACGGTTGCAATTGCACTTGTTGCAGGTTGCTCAAGTATAAGCTCAGAGTCTCCTGCTCCAAATAATGTATATGTTCCTTTGCTAAAATTTACCTCAGCAAATAATCTAAATTCTTTTGACGCATCTTCTTCAGTTACGTCTTTCATATATATTTTAAATCCATTAATTCTTGCGTTCCAACTTTTTTCATCTACACCATAATTGTAAACACTTTTAATTACACATTTAGGAACTCCTACAAAATTTGTCCAATCAACAGTAGCTGTAGGTGTTAGTTCTGTAATCTTAAATATAGGAACACCATCATTGTGAGCTGCTTTGGTTGTATTATTATAACCTCTTTCAACAAGTAAATGACTTGCTTCGCTACTTGGATTTATTTCTTTAACAAGCATCTGCTCTGTTCCTATCATAATAACATCATCAACTGAAAATGTAGAACTATCTAAAACCTGAATAGCTGTTGCACTATCGTTCAAGTTACTACTTTCATTCAAATTATTAGGTGTATCATCGTTTTTAACTGCCTCTTCTATTTTATGACCCATTGTAAGTAATGATTCTTGAACCTCTTGGCCTGGCCCATCATATTTGAATGACATTGCAAAATTCCACTTTCTTTTTAAATCAGGATTTATAACTCCAAAGCCTTCAGGTCTTATAATTCCAATTAATTGTTGCACCTTAGCGTCAGTAGAGCCACTAGCATGACTATCGTGCTCTGCATGGGAAATATAAGCATTATTATCATCTATTCTAAATGCCATATAAATACCATTATAGTTCGTTACGCCTGTTTCTCCTGTTATATGAATTGGAAAAGAAGATTCGTTTGTAAAATCATCGTCACCTCCAATAGTTATTTTCAAACCATCAACAGCTTGATTTTCATCGCTATGGTCACTCCAATCGCTTACACTACTGCTAAATGCCTCTCTATCTCCTGTTGTTGCTCCTTCTCCACTCGCAGGTATATAATCTAAATCTGTAGCATTTGACGCACCTTCTACGTATATAGTGAAAGATGTATCACCTACTATAGACATTACTTCATGTTCCCCACTTAAACTTGAAGCAACACCTTGCATTTCTGAGAAATTAACAACATCACCAACTTCTAATCTATGATTTGCTGTTGAGTCTGAGCCATACCCACTTGTAGTTATCTTAATATTTCCATCACCATAACTTCCAAATAAAATTTTAGTTATACCAAGATTGCCAGGACTTTCTCCAAACTCCATCACAACCTTTTCAGACTCTGTTGGTATATTTGTTGTTGAGGATGTTACCTTATCATATATTCTTAATGATTGTATTCCTGCACTACTTGCAAGTGTACCTGTTGTTCCGTCTGATTTACGTGTGTTGTTTGGAGGTTGTGGAGTTTGAATATCTTCTACCCATGTATTAATTGAGTTTGATGTTGCACATTCAAATAATCTATCTTCTTTTATATGTCCAAAGTATTTAGGTACATTTGCATAATATATTTCTGTGTTATGTGCATGCGTTGTTATTTTAGTATTTGCAAAACCTCTTATAACTTTTATGTCTGTAGAGGTAGAAGAACCACTTGTCACATACATTAGCTCTTGGTCTATTTGTATAATAGAACCCGTTGGTATAGTACCACTTGTATGAACTAAATCAACATCATTCTTGGTAATAGATACATCTCCTGCCATATCCACAGTTTCACCTGTAGTAAGTATTTCAAAGTTTGAATCAGATGCCCTTAAAGCACCATCAACATTATAATACTCAGGTTTAACCGTAGTGTTTCTTGAACCTAGTGTAAACTTATCATGTATAAAATCAGCTCCTGCACCTCTATTAGGGTCATATATATCAATAGCATTTGCATCATTCGTTACAATATATTCTGTATCAGCTTCCACAGGAGTAGAGTCCATATTATAATCGTGTGAAAATGCAAACAAACCATAACCTTTTTCAAAACCACCTGATGTTAATGTAATATCTGTTATACCATGATTATTAATACCTGTTTTATTATATAAGTTTTTAGCATCACCTTCTTTAACAAGCCTTCCTACTTTGTTAACAGAAAACTGAGAATATGCATTTTGATTTTCAGCAATATCTCTAGGGTCAAACTTATTGTTTGTTCCACCCTCAAAGTTTAATATTTTATACTCTTGTTTCAATTATTTTATTAATTTGTTTTTGCAAACATCCCAAACCTTGTCGTCTAGTTTGTTTTTTGATGAAGATACTAAATAGTCTCCAACTTTAACGAATACTTCTTTTAATATTTTTTCGCTAAATAGATTTTTAATTATTATTGATACTACTTTCTTCATTGTTTCTCCTTATTTAATTTTATGATTCTCTAGTTCAACTTTTTGCCCTAAAGTATCATTACAATTTTTACACTTTATTAGTGCTTCCAAAGTTTTTATTCTTCTATTGCTTGCAACCAAATCAGTCTCAAGCTTATCAATTCTTTCATCAGCATCGTTTGGTTCTTTAACATACTTCATTATATCATACAGCTTAAATTGCTTTGCAAGTAAATCAATTATTTTATTTACTACCATTTTTTGAAGCATTTACTTTTCCTCCCATTTGCTTAAATCTAACATTTGCAATGGCCTTTCAATTACATGTTCTTTTAGCTTATCGTTTTGTATTTGTATTTTAGTTCCACCTTTAACATAAGGCTTCCCATCAGCCATACCAATATCGTAAGCAAAAAATGTTGTTTTCCACAATCCTACCCTTATACATCTTGCAGGTCTTCCATCAAGTATTACAACGTCATCAGTATTTAAATCTTTTCCCATGAAGACTTTTACGCCTTCAACTACAGTCTCAATAGTAGACTTAAATAATAAAAGAGCAACTCCAGATACAAATAACCATACCCAGTTTCCTAAGATACCTTCTGCTTGTTTCTGT